CTAAAAACCACCAGTTGTCAACTTTCCCTTGACGACTGGGGATCGGCGTGGTATACTATAGACACGTTAGCGGCCGATAACAAACCCCTCCTGATCCCGGAGCCCCAATTGCCCCAATACCCCGTAGCCCACATCCGGTTCTGGGACCACTGCTCCGGCTCTACGGCCCCGATCCTCCAAGAGATCTTCGGGCGGATCCTTGCAAACCGCTCTATGGAGGACGGCCCCAAATACATCGTCGTCCGCACTTCCGGCACCATTGACCCCGAGCCCCCCTACGAGCCCGATATCGAAGCCGACCTCGACACGAACACCGCCATCGGGGACCAAAACGAAACGATTTGGATTATTCTCGTGTCCGCGATTGACCAACTCCGTATCCTCGAACACGCAGACGATGACGGCGTATCCCCCGATCCCGAAAGGGCGTATGACTGATGGCCGCTAAGCCGATCTCCGCAAACCGCCATGTGTTCCTCATCGCCTCTTCCTCCGATGCGTCATCTGGCGTGACACCTTCTGTATTCGACACTGACGGGAACCCGTACACGCTCGACCCCACAGACAGGCTGTTCCTCACCTCCGCCTCCGCATTCCTCGGTGGCTCCGTCGCGAGCCTCGCAATCGAGTCCGCGGACAACTCCACGACCTTCGCAACCGTCACCGCCGAATCCCCCGTCCTCGACTATACCACCCCGATCCCCCTGGGCAAGGGCGAGTTGCCCGAGATCGTCGCAGACACCTCCGGCACCATTAGCATCACGATCCTCGCCGCAGTCACGAAAGAAGCCGGTTACCTCACCCGTCCCGCTTGGAAGGCCCCGCTGACAGGAGAGGACCCCTCGTAATGCCCCGCCCCCCGAACGGCATGTCGAAGCGAGCAATCAGTGAGCGGCTCGAAGCCCTCGCGGAGCAAGTTGTCGATATGGACGAGGGGGGTGAGCCCCTCACGCGCGCGGACAAGCTCGCACGTATGCTTTGGGATCGGGCGCTCGGGTATAAGGAAGAGAAGATGGGGGACGACGGCGTAACCCATATCCGCGAGCACCGGCCCGAAAACTGGGCGATCGCGACGGTCATCGACCGTATCGAGGGCAAGACCATCACCCGGACCATCGAGGCCGAAGATCGCTCCGTCTCGCCTGCGAAGAAGATCAACGACATCGCGAAGTCGAAGATCAACAAGGCCAGCGCCGGTGGTGACTGATGCCAAACATCTTCAAGGACAAACCCTACCTCTCTCCCGATTTCCCCCGGAAGCAGGGCCCCTACATCTCCACTAACGGGCTCGAAGTCCCCCGTGACGTTGACGAAAACCTTACATGGCGCTCGCGTATCCTCCAGGCGGCGGAAAACGACAAGGAGATCGCGGCCACGCTGAAGGCAGAAGCCCGCGACGACCCCCTTTTTTTCATCCACGCATTCGGTATGACGCTCCGCGTGTTCGCGGCTGGCGACGACGGCGAAGTGCGCCCCGTCGATCAACCCCACGTCCCGTTCGTCCCATTCGCGGTGCAGGAAGAATTCATCTCCTCGCTCCTCAGTGCGATCGGGAATGGCCGCGAGATCCTCGCCGACAAGTCCCGCGACATGGGGGCGACGTGGTGCATCGCACTCGTCCTCGCACACCGCCTCCTCTTCAAGCCAGATGAGTCGCACCTCGTCCTCAGCCGTAAGGAAGACCTCGTCGATGACCTACGCTCCCTACCCAAGCACTACCCCTACGGCCCGATCGCTGCGACGAATACGATTATGGGGAAGGTCGACTACGCGCTCTCATGGCTCCCCGAGTGGATGCTCCCCCCGAAGGGCTCCTTCGTCCGCCGCAAGCTCACCCTCCTGAACACGCACATCAACGCCGAGATCGTGGGGGAAAGCGCGAACGCAACCGCCGGCTCCGCCTCCCGCCACACCACAATCACGCTCGATGAGGCCGCGAAGATGCAGCAAGCGGAGAGCATCTTCCGCTCGACCGCGGACGTGACCGCGACGCGCATCTTCATCTCCACCCCCAACGGTCCCGGAACCGCGTTCTCGAAACTCCGCCTCTCCGGCAGCGTGCAGACGGTGGTCCTGCCGTGGTGGGAACACCCGGAGAAGGGCGCGGGCCGGTCGATCGCCCAGGACGCCCTCGGGCGCTACTACATTACGTCGCCGTGGTACGAAGCGCAGAAGCGCCGGCGCACGCCGAAAGAACTCGCAATCGAAGTGGATATGGATCACATCGGCGCGGGTGACGTGTTCTTCGACGAATCCGTGATCCAAGCCCACATCCAGAAGTACGCCGCACCCGCCCGAGCAATCGGGGAAGTCTCATGGGAATCGGGGGTCGCAGACAATGCCATCCCGATCCTCCTCCGCAAGCGCTCGACTAAGAAGGCGTTCTTCCGCCGCACCCCGAAAGGCCGTTGGGCCATCTGGGGCGCGCTCGTAAACGGGCGGCTCGACCAGTCGAAGTCCTACGTCATCGGCTGCGACATCTCGAAGGGCCAGGGGGCCTCAAACTCCGTAGCCTCCGTCGTGTGCGTTGAAACGCGCGAGAAGGTCGCTCGGTTTGCGGACGCTAACACCCCCGCGTATGAGTTCGCCCGAATCGTCGCAGCCGCGGCACTGTGGATCGGGGGAAGGGGCGGGCTCCCCCTCATCGTGTGGGAAAACAACGGCGACCCCGGGTTCGACTTCGGCCGCGTCATCCACGACTCCTACGGCTACCCCCGATTGTACCGGCAAAAGGAAACAGGCAAGATCGGGGCAAGGCGCTCGAAGCGGTTGGGCTGGCGCTCCGACACGGAGGCGAAGGCCCGTGCTCTCGGGCGGCTCCACGAGGCATACGCGACGGAAGCCCTCGTTAACCACGACGAGGCAGCCCTGCGCGAAGCCTTGTCATACGTCTACTACTCGAACGGCGGCGTGGGGCCAGCGGAACTCACCGACGAATCCGCGTCCGCGCGCAAAACGCACGGGGACCGCGTGATTGCGGACATGCTCGCGCTCCTCGGCTCCGATGAGCTTGCGCCGGGGCGGAAGAAGCGGATTGCCGCGGCCGCGGGCAAGCCCCACCCGCAGTCCATCGCGGGCCGAGCGGCCGCGCGCAAAATCATGATGGCCCAGAATCCTGACCGATTCGATTTTGACCGGGGGGCAGATGACTTCTGAAGGCTTCAACGCCAAGCGACTCTCCCAACTCGTGACACAATCGCAGAAGCGGCTCGACACGTTCCGCAAGTCGCGGCTCATGTACATCCGCTCCTACACGGGGCCCTACTACGCAGCCCGCCGCGGGAAGATCGGGGACGAGGCCCTCAACCTCGCGTTCACAGCAGTGCGCGCACTCGTACCTAACCTCGTCTTCCGATCCCCTCGCCACGTAGTGAAGTCCCGCGTCGCCGCGAACAAGGACTTCGCAGAGCTTCTAGAGCTTGCGCTGTCGCAGCATGACGAAGCCATCGACATTGGGACACAGTACCGCATCGCACTCGTAGACGCCCTGTTCGCCATCGGTACGCTGAAGACGGGTATCGCGGTGCCCGACAACCCCGTAGCCCTCGACGAGACAATGGGGGTCGCGGCCCCGGGTGAAATCTACACGAAGGCCGTGAACTTCGACAGGCTCATCATCGACCCCGATAGCCGCGAGCACCACTTCGCGGACGCCGCATTCATCGGCGACATCATCAGCGTGTCGAAGACGCGCCTCCTTGACAGCGGCCTATACGACAACGAAGTACTCGAACAGGTCCCGACCACAAGCGAGCACCACGAGCGGTACCGCTCCGACCGCATCACGCTCAACCGCAACCACACACAGCAGACCACGAGCGTCCTTGACCAAGTGGAACTGGCCGAGCTGTGGATCCCGAGCCGAAACGTAGTCGTCACCCTCCCGATTCACGGGCCCAACGACAAGTTTGTCCGAGAAGACACGTTCTACGGTGTCGAAGACGGGCCCTACACCTTCCTTTCCCTCACCCCGCCGGTCCCGGGCAACCCCCTTCCCGTAGCCCCCGCAGCAGTGTGGCAGGACCTCCACGTCCTCGCGAACCGCATGGCGTCGAAGATCGTCACACAGGCGGCGCGGCAGAAGGACGTGATGACGTACCGTGCGGAAGCTGCCGACGACGCCGCGCAAATCCGCGACGCGTCAGACGGCGATATGGTCGCAGTGGAAGACGTGGACTCCCTGCGCGTGCAGTCATTCGGGGGCCAGCGCGTCTCGAACGAAGGGCACATAAATACCCTTGCCACTTGGTTCCAGTCGATGGCGGCGAACCCGCAGCAGCTGGAGGGCCAAGCGATCAACGCGGACTCCGCGACCGCCGCGCGGATCCTCGCGGACTCGGCGAACGTGGGCCTGTCCGATATGCAAGAGATGGTCTCGAAGATGGCCGCGGGAGAAGCGCGTAAGCGGGCGTGGTATATGATGCACGACCCGCTCATCCGCCTACCCCTCATCCGCCGGCGGCGCACGCCCATCGAGGGCGCGGCAATCCCCGGTCTCGGAGTCATCGACCCCGTGCAGCAGCCCGTCGATGAGCAGGTACTCCTCACTCCGGAGGCGCGGCGCGGCGAGTTCATGGACTACAACTTTACCGTGGACACACTGTCGCTACAGCGCCAAGACCCACAGCTTCAGTTCGACCGCTCCATGCGCTTCTTGACGCAGGTGATCCCGGCGGTAGCGCAAGCCGCGATCGCGCTCCAACAGATCGGAGTACCGTTCAACATCCCCGCACTCGTCGAACGTGTCGCGAAGGAATCGGGCATCGAGTACCTCGACGAAGTATTCTTCGACCCCCAATTCCAGCAGCGCCAGATCGCGCAGTTGCTCGCCACCCCGCAGCCCCCGCCAGAAGGCCAGCGGATCACGCAGCCCCCAGGCGCGCGCAACCCCACCCCCGGCCTCGCCGAAATCTCACAAAACCGCCAACCCGGTTCCGTGCGCGCGACCCCGCCATCCCAAGACACCCAGGACAGATCGGCGGCTCAACAGGGCGCAGCCGCTGACCAATCCCGTAATCGCCTGCCCGGCGACCAAGCATTCAGGTGACGCATGCCCATTTACCCGTACCGCTGCATGAAATGCGGACACGAGGCCGACGAGTTCCATAAAATGTCCGATCCGAACATGGATACTTGCCCGATGTGCGACGCAAAGGCGTACGAGAAACAGGTATGCCTGCCAGCGGGTGGCACCATGGCGGAGTTCCGGAAGCCCATCGAGATGTATAGCGTGGCCCCCGCTACGCCGGAGGAAGCACACGCACTCGCTCGGCGCATACCCGACGTAAAGATGAGCCTCGACCCAAACGATGAGATGTTCGGAATCCCGATCGCCCGAAACAGGCATGAGAAGAAACAGGTACTCCGCGCCACAGGATTCGAGGATTAGGGTTGACATACCCCGATTGTTAGTGTATACTATAATGGAGGCCCGATAAATGAGCGACAGCACAAACGACACCCAAACACATCCGGAGACTGCCTCAGAGGGTGCGCTCCCAAGCGCCGAGTTCTCGTCGAACCGAGAAGCCGCCCTCGCCGCCATCGACGGCGTACTCCACCCGAAGTCCGCCGATGCCGCGGATACCCCTGAGCCCGCTCCCGAGCGCGACCCCCCGGCGGATGGTGGTGAGACCAAGACTTCTCCCGATGCCCCCGGGTCGCCGGCTGAACCGGCAGACGAAACCCTTACGGAGGACGAAGTCGGGACGCTGCTCTCCTCCGGCTGGACTGCGGACGAGATTCGTGAAGCCATCGACAAGCGCGATCGGGGGTTTTTTCGCCTCGCCAAGCAGCACCACCAGCGAGTCGAGCTTGCCGAGACCCAGGCCGCGATCCAGGCCGCGCGGGCCGCCGGCCAGAAGCCGCCGCAGGAAAGCGGCGAGGCCCCCGCATCTACGGCCTCGCAGGCCGGCCTCCCCACGTCACTGGACCTGCTCGACGGCGCAAAGCTGGGCGAGGAGATCGGCGACCCGGATATCGGGAAGGCTATCGCAGAAAAGCTGAATGGCGTCATTGAGGGTGTAAACAAGGTACTCGCACAGACGCACGAGACATCCGCCGCCACGACTGACAACAACACCGATGCGGCTATGCGCGCTGCGAACCAGTTTTTCGAGTCTGCGGCTAAGGAGAACCCCGACCTTTACGGTACGGGCGACCTCGACAATCTGTCCGAGGAGCAGTTTCAAGCACGCGCCGCAGTGCTCAGCAACGCCTACGACATCGTCGCGGGCCGGCGCATCCTCAACCCCGATGCTCAGGTCAGCATCAACGACGCGCTCAATGAGGCGCACAGGATCGTCTCGTACGACCACACGCGCGAAACCGAACGCAACCGAATCAGACGTGAACTGACAGAACGTGCTCGCGGGGCGTCGCTGCCGCCAAACACCCGTAGCACCACTAGTGAGCAGGCCGAGAAGCCCAAGAATCGCGCCGATGCGATGGCTGCGGGTCGGTCTAAGGCACTCGAAGCAATCGACCAGGTTCTCAACCGGAGTAAGTCGGCCTAACGACTAAGGAGCAGCGATGGAAACGCAGATCGCCAAGGACCTCATCCAGACTACCCTCGCCAGTCTCGGCAGGGGTCAGCTGGAAATCATGTGGGACTCCCAGGACCACCCCGCCATTCGCATCTACGACCGCGATCGTGTGGTCGAGGAGGGCGGCACGAGCATTGAGCGGCGGGTGATGCTCGACCACAGCGGCACCGCCCGATACAAGAGCCTCTACGCCGTAGACAAGCCGGTGCAGAGCGACCAGGTTCGCCGTATCACGGTGCCTTGGGCCTCCGCGGATACACACTACTCGTGGGACCTCGATGAGATCCAGCGCAACACCGGCAGCAACGAGCAGGTCCTGAACCTTGTACAGTCGCGCCGCATCGAGCGCATGTGGGCGCTCCAGGAGATGTTCGAGGAGCGCATGTGGCGTCCACTTGAAAGCGCCAACGACACGCTCAACCCATTCGGAGTGCCCCACTACTTCAACTTCGCCAACAACGGCGTCAACACCGACGGCGCATTCAACGGCCAGACTATCCGATTCCAGGACGGCTCCACGTCCACCGTCGCAGCCGGCATCGACGCAGCGATCGAGCCGAAGTGGCGCAACTACACGGCACAGTATAGCTCGATTGACCAGACCCTGCTGAAGAGCATGCGCCGCGCTGTTCGCGCAACGAACTTCCGCGCGTCCCCCTTCGTTGAGGGCGTGCGGGGCACAGGCGGCATCCGCCCCGCGGGCGATGGCAACGGCCCGATTGAGTGGTACACCGATCTCGACACTCTGACGGCGCTTGAGGATCTTGCCGATACGAGGGACGACAACAACCGCCCCCGCGATCTCGCGAACTCCCAGCTTCAGTTCCGCCCCGGCGACGACGTTGTCTTTTTCAACGGCCGACCAATGAAGCACGCGCCCTCGCTCGACGGCCTGACAGTGCTCGACGGCGGCGGTGCCGAGTTCGCCCCCGCCCCGATCTACCAGATCGATTGGACCAAGATGGTCCCGTACGTGCTCCGCGATCGGTGGCTCGTTGAAAGCGAGCCGATGCATCCGTCCAACCAGCACACCGTTCTCGTCGTGTACCTTGACCTGACCCACCAGAACCTGTGTGTCAACCGCCGCACCGGCGGCCTCGTGATCCACAAGGTTATCCCGGCCTCCTGATCGAGCCCCACACCCAGCAAAGGAGACATCATGCCTCTTGGTTTTACAGACGGCGGCCGGACGACCGCAGAAACTCTCTCCCCCCAGGTTTGGCGCAGCTGCGAAATGGGGGACCTCGTCGAGACAGGCGACGGATCGTTTATCCTGCGCCAGTTCGACGGTTCGCACTCCCCGCTCCCCGGGCTCCCTACGGACTCGGACGCGGGCAGCACCTTTACCTTCGGAGACGGGGGCGAGGGTTGGCGGACGATGGACATCGGAGTCACCAATACCAACAACAACGCTGCGGCGATGTTTACGCGCCCGCTCGGCAGGCCTCTGTCGCGGGGCAGTGACAACGCACTGTGGATGGAAGTCGGCTTCGCCCCGGACGACACGCTCGGGGATAGCGGCTTCTTCATTGGCTTTGCCGAAAACGCGGGCCTCAACCGTGACGTTGTCGCCGATAACCCCGGCACTGCCCTTGGGCTTGCAGAAGAGAGTCTGTTCGGCTTTGCTTCGCGACAGGTCGGAAGCGCAGTAGCGAAGGTCGATGCTGTAGTCCGACGCGACAACGGCACGATTGTGGTCGTCGCGGCCGACGTGCTCAACTCTTCCGCTCTCGGCCCGATCACGGGAGTGAACGGGGTCGTCTCGACGAAGGACCTGCGCGCCGACATCGCGGCCAACGTCTTCCGCAAGTATGGGGTCGTTGTGGACGGCGCACGAAATGAAATCACCTTCTGGGTGGATGGTAGGCGGGTCGCTACACAGGAGATCGACTCCACTATCGACTCCTCGAAGGAATACGGGGCCGTAGTCGCGATCAAGACAGGCGCGGCTGCCGCAGCTACCTACCGCACGTCGTTCTTTGGTGCCGCGGCGCGACGGAGGGTGTAAGTGTCTCAAGAGCCAACGTCCGCGCACACACTGGGCGACCTCATGGCACGAGTCGCTCTGAAGCTCGGCATCGCGGACTACGGTCCCGATGGCACGAGTCCCCCGGGACCGCCGACAGACGCCCATGACCTGTCGGAAACCCGGCGCGTTGTCAACGACGCACTACGTATGTTCTTCGCCGACGCCCCCACCCACGGCTGGCGGTGGACCCGCGCAACGAAGACGCTGACGATTTGGCCCGATCTTCTCGAAGACCCCTCGCGGACCGTGACGGGGGGCGTCTTTGACTCCGGCACCAACTCCACCCCGATCACGGTGGACACCACCGACCTCGTGGAATCCATGGAGGACCACACAATCTCCATCGACGGGGTGGGGGACTTTACCATCGACTCCGTGTCCTCTTCTACGGAAGCCATCGTAAAGGGCGACGCCTCCGGAGCATCGGGGGCGCAATACAGCATCCTCGTCGGCTCGGGCTACACGATGCCCCGCGACTTCCAAGGCCAACTCACGGGGTCAATCGTGCTCGGGGAGGGGACGAACCGCGGCATCACCGCGCCCTCGCTAGTCGCCGAGGACCATATCCGCCGACTCCGGGTCAACGATCCAGAGACCACGGGCGTCCCCCAGGCCCTCGCCCTGCGCAAGCGGCAGACATCCTCCATCCGCCGCCTGTGGGAATTCATGGTATGGCCCGATCCCGACCAACGCTACACCGTAGAAGTGTCCTTCCTCCGGGAGTTCGACAAGCTTGTAGAGACCACAGACAGCCCGCCCACGCCCGTAATCATGGATGACGCCATCCTCGCCGCCGTCATCGCGGTAGCGGAGCGGCGTTTCAACGACGCCCCGGGTGAGGCCGACGCCTACTACCGCCAGATCGCGCTGCCCGCCGCATACCGCGCCGATGGACGCTCCGGCCCTCGCGCACTCGGGACCATGACAGACCCCCGCCACTTCAGGGCTGAGGACGTACATCCGTTCGAGGACCCGGTGAACCACTTCCGTCGCGTAATCGGGTTTCCCCCTGTAACCTTCCTCCCATGAGGCCGCCGCCATGATAAACGACCACGCAGACCTGTTTTACGCCCTCAACAAGCTGCCAGCCGCGGCGTGCGAGGGTATCCGCCGCTCCTTGAACCTGTGCCCGTGCCAGTGGCACGCGAAGAAGACGAACGGCCTCCCTTCGCTGCATTCCGAGTCCCCCGCCTCCGTGACCTTCGTCGTGCCCGAGGACATGATCCTCAAGTCCCCGTCGTTTACACTGGAGTTCTGGCCCGGCACCCCGAAAGACCAAGAGGCCCCGCCCCCTAGCGTAACCGTGTCGTGGTCCGAATCCTCCTCAGATGTTCACGATGTTGTAGCAATTGATCCAACACCCGATGGCGAGCCCGTGGCGGTGAAGCCCTTTGCAGTGCGCCGGCCCCTCGTGGGGCGGAAACTCGTCACCCTGACACTCACCACAGACGCCCCGCGCACCGATCCCGTTGTCCTCCACGCCGCGCGCATCGCGTACCGCAGCGCCCTCGCGAGCAGCTACACCAGGAGCTAACCCCGATGCGATTCCCCCTCTCGCCGCCGCTGAAGGGGATCGTCGAAGGCCCATCGCGGAACCTCATCCCCGCGGGCTTCGCCGGTCGCGCACTCAACGTCGTACCCTTCGACTCCCTAGAAGACCGCCTCCGTATCGGGAAGCGGCCGGGGCTGAAGCGCCTAGTCGAGAACCCCGTCGATGGCGTGGGCGTCCCAATCTTCCGGATGCGACAAGTCGCGCTCGCAAGTGCCGGGTTCATCAACCCCGATGGCTTCTTCTCCGATCCGCTAGCGGGTAGTGAGGGGTGGGAAGCGCCCCCGCCGCCACCGCCGCCCCAGTTCCCCTTCGAAGACCTTTTCGACTACCCCCCAGGGGAAACGCTCATCTCCGTTACCCCCGTTTCGTCTTTCTGGGACTGGATTGTACCTACCGGAGCGCCCCGTCTGCTAGAAGTAACCTCCATAGGGAATTCTATTTGGTCGCCCTCCACAGACTTCACAAGTGACAGCCACTTTGCTATTTTCAATCCCGACACTCCACCAGCTTGGGACATTACAGGCAAGGTGTCTGTTATGGAAGTGGATATCACATGGCAAAGCCTCCCAACTAACGAGGAGACTTCGGTAGGTATGGCGGCCTTACCCACTTTTGTGGCCATTGATACGCGGAACAGTCGACAAACTACGTTGTTTCTGCAAACGTTCGCTAGTTCTATCCTCCTAAGATGGAACGTCGGCAGTGGTTCTAGCGAAATTTCAGAAACGGTATCAGGCTCGGATATTTTTGCTAAAATGGTAAACCCGTTCTCGGGTAAACTGGTACAAAGGGAAAACCACGTAACGGGGCTTATTGAAGTCTTTTTCTTCGAAGACGGGGTACCCGACCCATTGGTTTCCGGTTCGTTCATGTCATCGCCAAGGGACACAATCCCCGACACGCTTATCTCCTCAGGCCCCTTCGCGGGCAAACAGGCCGTATGGATCGAATCTGGCGATGCGGACGGCGCGGGAACAGAACTGGAAACTGTTATCATTACTGGTGTTCGAATGTTCCTAGAGGACGCCCCCTAATGACCTCCGTACGCTATAGCCCAAAGTTCCTCGTCGCCGTCTCCGGGGGCTCTGTCTACATGGGGAACAGCCCCGGAAACCTGACCCTCGTCACGAACGGCGAGGACGCCCTCGAAGACTCCCCGCTCATCGACATGGAGCCGGGGCCGGGCTCTCCACACGACGACGAGGAACTCAGCCGCCTTCACTTCCACATGTATTTCGTGGACGGGGAACGCTACCGCAAGCTCGACGTACACACGGGGGAGCTTCGTACCTGGGAAGCGTTCAACGGCCCAGACCGTTTCAACGACCAGACCCTGCGTGGCCTGATCCCCGCCGCCACTGATATCTCCCTCCCGATCCTCGACCACGCATCGGGGCAGCCTATCGTCCAGAGCGACCAGACCGCTAACTTCCCCGATGGCGAGGAAGTCCAAATCATCAACGCCGGCGTGGGCATCGACGGCAGCTACACGATCGTGTCCACCACGTTCGACTTCGGAACACTGACAACAACGATCGAACTGGACCCCAACCCCGGTCTCACCGACCCCGTGGATCAGTCCGCCCTAATCTCACATGTGATCGGGAGGGCTACGCTACTCGCCCTGTACCGCGACCGCATGGTTATCGCAGGGTTCGTTACCGAGCCCACGACATGGTACATGAGTGCGGTTGGGGATCCGATGAACTGGGACTTCGGGCCCGAGATCCCGTCGAGCACTCAGGCGCAAGCCGCGCCGCTCACCGAAGCGGGCCGGACGGGCGACCGCATCACCGCCCTAATCCCCTTCTCCGATGACTTGCTCGTGTTCGGGTGCGAGTTTTCCCTGTGGGCCCTGCGGGGCGATCCGGCCGCCGGTGGCGCGGTCGATGCCATCTCGCGCAACCTTGGCATCGTGGGGAACGAGGCATGGACGTTCGACGACCAGGGCAACCTGTACGCCATGAGCTTCCAGGGGCTCATCCGCCTAGACCCTGTAGCCGCCGGCCAGCCGCAAATCGTCGGGCGCGGAGTGCTCGACCGCGTGCTGTCCTCTCTCAACTACAACAACCTCCGATGCATGTTGGAGTACGACTCAGACCGCAAGCAAATCTTCGTGCTGTTTGTGGACGACGACGCCGAAACACCGGACCCCGGTGCCGACCCCCCAGTGCCCGACAACGAACCAGTAGGGTATATCTACGACGTGAGCACCGACGGTTGGTGGCCGATCCAATTCCCATTCAATACCCGCCCCACGTCCCTGATCGCCTACGAGCACCCCGATCCCTCGATCCGCGCCGTCATCTTTGGCGGACGGGACGGCTACCTGCGTGCCTTCAACGACAATAAGCTGACTGACGAAAGCGGCCCTCCCGATGGGGGATCGGCGACGGAAACATCCGAAACCCCGATCGAGTCATTCTTCGCCTTCGCGCCACTCCGCCCGTTCGGGGAAGGGGTGACGTGGAAGATTCTTGAATCCGCATACCTGTTCGGGCAGGGTTCAGCGGACGCCGTAATCCGCGTGTACAGCGCCCCCACGGTCGAGCAGGTCCTTGACGCCACCACGCCGAAGGTCGTGCTCCAGCCCTCGTTTACACGCTCCCGCACCTTCCGCCAAACCGTTGCGGGCGAGACCCTCCTCATCGAAGTGTTCCACGACGCAGAAGACTCAACGTGGGTGTACGAATCGGGGAACATCGTTGGCGTGCCGGTCACCCGTAACCGGAGGA